TCATTGGTGGCCTATTATGTCAGGTGAAGTACCAGTGCCAGATCATATACCAAGAGAACAGGCTAAGATGTTAGTCAAGCCTGATAACTGGCAGTTCTTTACTCAACCATCTGGTATGAAAGAAATATACAATGAAGATGGTGAAGTAGAAGATTACTTGCCTAGCGATCAGGCAGAAAACAAAAAGAATATGATGAGAGGGTATTATCCCAATCTTATTCAAGGTAAGACAAAGTCTTGGATTGATGTCTATGTTATGAATAAACTGGGCACGATACAAGACGGAAAGCCAGTATATCCTATGTTTGCAAGCGAAACACATATTGCTAAAGAAGAAATACCAGTAGCGGCAGGGTTGCCTTTGTATATTGGTATTGATTTTGGTTTGACACCTGCTGCTGTTATAGGCCAGAAGGTTAGGAACAGGTGGTTAATCCAATCAGAAGTTGTTGCTTTTGATATGGGCATTGTTAGATTTGCAGAGGTATTAAGAAATGAAATTGCTACTCGTTTTTCTGAGACTTCCGATGTCTATATATACGGTGACCCAGCAGGTGATTTTAGGGCGCAGACGGACGAATCTACCCCTTTTCACATACTTAGAGGTGCTGGCCTACGCGCATTTCCCGCCCCAAGTAATTCGGTGGATCTTCGTTTGGAGTCAGTGGCGCAGCAACTTAACAAGATGGTTGAGGGTAAACCTGCGTTTCTAATAGATAGAAGGTGCCAACAACTTATTAAAGGCTTTGAGGGTGGTTATTCCTATAAGCGTATGGAAGTAAGTGGTGAGCGATATGCAGACAAACCTGATAAGAATATGTACTCTCACATACACGATGCGCTACAATATTTGCTGTTAGGTGCAGGAGAAGGGCGTGCTTTGATGTCAAATCAAAAACCTGCACAGGTAGTACAAGCTAAAAAAGACTATGATGTTTTTAAAAGAAAACCTAAAAGTGCGGCACACAAACCTAGCGTTTGGTCACTTGTGCGTTGAAATTTGTTTTGAATTGTGTTTACCAATAGGTAACAAGGAGTTTTATTATGTGCACACCGAAGAAAAATAAAACAAAAACAGTTAAGAAAAAAAGCACTGGTACAACTACTGCTAAATCTTCTGGTTATTTTCCAGAACTTACAACTTCAGCAGGTCCAGAGTCTGACAAAAGAACAGGTCAAGAAAAGTTTGATGCTAATCCTGCTAGACAATATTCTGTAGCAAGAAAGAAAAAGAAAAAAAAGAAAGCTAAGCAAGCTGCACTTAGGGACCAAACGACTACAGACACTACGACTGATACCACAACGGATACCACAACGGATACCACAACGGATATTACAGTTATAGGTGATGGCGTTGGTGATACATCTGTTACCCCAAAAAGTATTTACACCCAAGACCCAGAAGAGGCTATGGAAGCACAAGAACTTTTAGCCCAAGATGAACTAAGGCGACAAAGAATAAAAAGGGCTAGGGCAAAACAATCTTTGCTAAGAAGAAGAATAGAAAGAGACAGAGAGGTTGGTTCTGGAAGAAGAGTTTTATCTGGTACTGAAAGAGAATTGAATGTACAGACAAGACAGGCAGGTACAGGTCGCAGAGGCGGCACTGGCAGAAGATCTTTAATTACTGGTTCTACTGGTGGAATCGGCTACTACAGTAGGTTTTTATAATGCATGATCCAAAACAGAAGTTAGAACGATATGAAAAAGCTAAAGCACATAGGCAAAACTTTGTTGACCTCTTTGAAGAATGCTATGAGTATGCTCTACCGCAGCGTGAATCTTTTTATTACGAAACAGCAGGTCAACGCAGAGATGATAAAATCTTTGATGAAACGGCAGTGGTTGGCGTTCAAGAGTTTGCTTCGAGGCTCCAATCGGGATTAGTTCCTAACTTTGCACGTTGGGCAGATCTAATTGCAGGATCAGAAATACCCAAGAGCGAAAGAGATTTTGTAGACAATGACCTTGATGAAATAACTGAGTATGTGTTTGAGATATTACAGAACTCAAACTTTTCTCAGGAAGTGCATGAAGCATTTATGGATCTAGCTGTTGGTACTGGTGTGCTATGCGTAGATGAGGGTGATGCTGTAAATCCTGTTACCTTCTCTGCAATACCATTACCGCATGTAGTTTTAGATACTGGATCTGATGATAAGATAGATCATGTATTTAGAGAGCGCAAAGGTATACGAAACTCTGAGATAACAATACTATATCCTGATGCAAAGCTTGACCCAAAGGTGCAGCAAAGAGCGCAGCGAGACCCAGAAGGTAAGTGTACTTTGCTAGAAGTGCTTTGCAAGGACTACAGTAAAAAGAATGAAGAAGCATATCTTCTTTATGTAATAGATATGTCAACTAAAACCTATATCAAAGAACAGAAGTTTAAAGGTGTAGGCTCTAATCCATACGTTTGTTTTAGATGGTCTAAGTGTGCAGGTGAAGTGTATGGCAGAGGTCCATTGATTAATGCTCTGTCTGCTATCAAGACTACTAACTTAACTATTCAGCTTATCTTAGAAAATGCACAAATGGCTATCTCTGGCATTTACCAGATGGATGATGACGGAATCATTAACCCAGATACCATCAATTTAGTCCCTGGCACGATAATACCTAAGTCACCTCAATCTGGTGGGCTACAGCCAATACAATCGGCAGGAAGATTTGATGTTGCTGATATAGTTCTAAGCGATATGCGCTTAAATATAAAACGCGCATTATACAATGATATGTTAGGAAATCCAGATAGAACTCCTGCATCTGCTACAGAAGTGGCAGAACGTATGGCAGATTTGTCACGGAGGATTGGATCAGCCTTTGGTAGACTGCAAGCTGAGTTAGTGCAGCCAGTATTACAAAGAGTAATCTATATTCTTAAGAAGCAGGGTCGTATTGAATTACCTACAGTTAATGGAAGAGAAGTAAAAATAAGATCTTCTTCACCATTAGCACAGGCGCAATCAAACCAAGATATTACTGCTGTATCTAGATTCCTAGAGCTTGTTAATGCTTACTTTGGTCCTGATACAACTAATGTACTTATTAACTCTGAAGAGACTGCTATTCACTTAGCTAAGAAGTTTGGTGTACCTGATGGGTTGATTCGTGACAGAGAAGAGCGTAGAGAGATAGTTGCAATGATGCAGCAAATGCAACAAATGCAACAACAGGAACAAATAGCAGGACCACCTATTGCCGCAGAATAGTCATATTGGTTTAGACGGAATAGCAAGAAAGAAAGCAGAAGAAGATAGAATAAGCCTTAACTTTGGCTCTTTATTTTCTGAACCTACTGGTCAAGAGATTCTTAAATACTTGCGTAGTGTTACTATAGAAATGGTTAGCGGTCCTAATATTTCTACTGATGAGCTGCGTCATTTAGAAGGTCAGCGTTATTTAGTTGGCTTGATAGAGCGTCATATTCAGAGATCACATAAGGTAAAGAATAATGAATGAAGAAGTTCAAGAAGCAGAAGCAACAACAGAACTACCTCCACAAGAGGAAAGAGACTTTGTAGTAGCAGAAGATCTAGAGACTAAGACAGAGGATAGGCCAGAATGGTTGCCTGAGAAATACAAATCCGGTGAGGACTTAGCTAAAGCATATAAGGAGCTTGAGTCTAAGCTAGGCACTAAAGACGAGGATATTCGTGCTGAAGTGCTAAAAGAGATTGAGGCTGAGAGTTTTAAAGATAGACCAGATAGTGCAGGTGACTATCAACTTCCTGATTATATAGATGAGGAAAGTGCTATAGATAGTGATGTGTTAAAGTGGTGGGCAGATCACGCATACACTTATGGCTTTAGTCAATCTGAGTTTGAAGAAGGCATTGAGAAAGTAATGCAAGCAACTCAGGCAGAAATGATAGATACTGATGCTGAGATAGAAAAACTTGGTGATAATGCCAATGCTAGAATAGAAGCTGCATCTTTATTTTCTAAACAGTTTTTTCCAGAAGAGCATATGGAGTCTATTGAAAGACTAACAGAAACTGCTGAAGGGTTAATGGCTCTTGAGTTTATTATGGAAAAACTACAGTCTCCATCATTGGGTGGCGATGGTACACCATCTGGTAAAATTACAGAAGCAGGTTTGAGGGAGATGATGCAAGACGAAAGGTACTGGCATCCTGCAAGGAGAAACAATGACTTTATACAGGAAGTCAATGATGGTTTCCAAAAACTCTATAACAGATGAAAAGAAGATAATTCAAAGGGGTAAGGCATATCTTACCCCAATGAAACATTATCATGTTAAAGAATTTGAAAGCATTATGCACCCTGCTAACAAAGTAGAGGTAAAAGACTTTGGTTATGATTCTGTAGAAGAGGCGCTGTTTGAGATATTTAATTCAACAGAATCTTACATTTGTAGAAATAAATATGGTAATATAGTTTTTGTAGGTGGCCTTTCTTTTTTTGAAGAAACTCCACAAATGTTTACTATATTTGCAAATAGCTTAGAGCATAATGTTGTATTAACAGCAAAGATGTCTAAAGCTTTGCTTAATCTGTTTGATAAACTACATCCAATAATTACTATGACTATCCTTTCTAAGAATGAGCATATGCTAAATTGGGCGTGTTGGCTTGGCTTTGAGCCTGTAGAAATGAGCACTGATAATAGGTTTGTTGAATTTGTGCGTTGCAATTCTCAAGAATTTGATGTTAATAATGAAATATTACGACCCATAGTGCATTGATCGGCCCTTATGGATACCCGAATTGACGTGTAAACGTGGACACTCGTAGCAATCGGAAACTCAATTAAGGACTGTAAAAATGGCTAATACTATAGACCAAGCCTTTATAAAGCAGTTTGAAACTGAAGTTCACATGGCGTATCAGCGTATGGGTTCCAAGCTACGGAATACTATTCGCTCTACAAATGTGTCAGGGTCAACTGCACGGTTCCAGAAAATAGGCACTGGAACAGCCTCAACAAAATCACGCAACGGTAATGTAACTCCTATGGAGCTAGTACACACCAACGTAGAAGCAACAATGAGTGACTTCTATGCTGCTGAATTTATCGACAAGCTTGATGAGTTGAAAACAAATATCAATGAGCGTCAAGCTGTAGCACAATCTGCTGCTGCTGCTCTTGGTAGAAAAACTGATGAGCTTATCATTGCTGCTATGGATGCAGGTGCTAATGCTACTCAAATACATGATACTGGTTCTGCTCTTGAAAAAGCGGATCTTTTATCATTGTTTGAGACAATGGGTACGGCAGATGTTCCAGAAGACGGACAACGCTATCTTGCGATGTCTCCTGCAGGATACGCTGATTTGTTTCAAATCAATGAGTTTGCCTCATCAGACTTTGTTGGACCGCAAAACCTACCATTCGCAGGTGGCATGACAATGAAAGAATTCTTGGGCTTCAAGATCTTTTCAACGTCTGCTG